AATTGTTCAAATTGTTTCCCACGATTCCTAAAATTCCTTCCTTTAGATATTTGTGGTAGTTGCATCATAGCTTCTTCCAAAGCATGTGTGAACATCCCATAAACTAATCCAAACTTCGGGTTTCTATTTATTATTAGTCGAGGTGGTTTTACTTCACTATACAGTTCGTTCTTGACAAATGCTGAGCAATCTCCATCCTTCTCTAAATCAAAACCATTCTTTGCTATTTTCTCAAAACAGTCAACGTATCTTCTCCTTAATCTACCACGTTTTCCATTCAGAAATGCCTCTAATGTTATAGGCCCTTTATAGTATGGTTTTATTTTACCAGCAAGCTCATCCAGCACTCTATCAACAATTTCATTAACATAAGTGGTATTATTGTCCATTTTCTTGAGATACCTATTTCGCAAACCAACATATTCATTATGACAACAATTTGACATGATATATCGGTCTTCCCGTATGATCTGTGGTATCTTATAGATCTTTTCATACTGCTTGGGTACACAAAACTGACCCTGTAATGAGATCAGTAATGGTAACTTCCAAGGTGCCATTGGTTCAATCCTTGCGCCCTCAGTGCATATAGAACATAGTTTGGACGCATCACGTATGTTCTTAGGTAGGGGTTTTTCTAGTTTAAATAGTTGGGATAGCAACCGAGCTTTCCGAGAAATCGTCTAAACCTCGAATTGGAATGATAAGCTTTCACCTCTGAAAGTAAAAATTCAGTGTCCTTTGCATCGGTGACCTTTTGAATGGTCACCCAATATTTATTCAATTCTCTAGGACTTAGATTCTTACCTTGGTTACTCAACTTAAAATCTTTACCTTCCCATTTAGCAGCTAATTTAGTCATATGAGATAACTTTGTAGCTCTATCTGGATAAGTATCGAATTCATTCCTTCGGAGATAATTATACAATTCCTCATTGATAAACTCGTCAGGTATCACCAATCTATTATTACCAGATTGATCTTTCGTCTTGGATATCGATTCATGATGATGATTGAATCGATCGTCGAAGTTAAAAATGCCCGGTGTCTTCAGCCATTTAAAAATACCTCTGCGTTTCCTGACTATTACGTCTGAGGCTAAAACTTGACCAACGGCTTTCACACCATTAGGTTTTTGTTCATTTGCCTCAGGCAGTTCTTCTCTCTGACCAACACTTTTGATCGTGATTGGTTCTGGATTAGATTTATAGTTAAACGCCTCGTTCTTAACGGCTGACTCCACGGATTTTATCTCATCAACGACCAGTTCCTTCTCAAGAATAATATCACTCAAAGCTTTATCAGGTTCTTCACATGCAATGACTTGTAATTCGCGTGCAACTATATTGTTGTACATCGCTAATACTTGGTCTCTGTATGGACATCCACATGCTTTAGGAAAACCATAATTATTCTTTCCACAAGGACATTGGTATATAAGATTCAAGTTTGCTGCTCGAAACCTCAACTCCAAATCCTCTCTACATG